TCAATTTGCCCGCGACTGTTTTCTTAGGCTCTCAACTGCAGCTTCGAGCAATGCTTCATCTGGAGCCAAGCTGCCCCATTCTTTCCAGAAGTCTCGAGTGGCGCTGTCCGGTTTCACGCGAGGCTGATCCAGTTTGATCCGCGTAGGCAGAAGAACCGCATCGCCAAGAAGCAGTGCTTCGCCGGTATCCAGCAAAGGAAGCATTGCGGTGAGGCCGACGAGCGAGTCTGGCATCAACCTCTTGATCACGTTCTGATCACTGTCGTTGGTTAGCCGCAGGGCAAGGAAGTTGTTGCACTGGGAGAGGATGGTACGACTAACGTCGGACGGCCTTTGGCTTACCACCAGCAACGAGAAGCCGTACTTCCGCCCCTCCTTCGCAATGCGTTCGAATGCTGACAAGGCTTGGCGCTGGACTGCGTCAGCATCGTCTTTCACGGGCAGGTAAAGGTGCGCTTCATCACATAGCAACGTTATGGGAGTTCGCGCTTCCGGGTTCATCCAGAATTGGACGTCGTACAGTAGGCGAGCCATGGTTCCGGTCACCACTGGAAGCACGTCGGCTGGCACCTCAGAGAAATCGATAATCTTGATTCCCTTTCCCTCGCCCGCGCCCAGTAGCTTTACGATCTGTTTGGCAAGCCAGCCGTAGTCGAGCGCTGCCTTGGGGGGGGAGAACATGAATCCATACCGACGATCATCAAGTTTGGCTTCCAAGCGGGAAATGAAACGCGTCAGCTTGTCTTCCCATTCGCCTTTTACCGGACCAGTCTTCCCAACGCCCTTAGTGGTGTTGTCGGTGTTCAAACGGGTAACCAGGTCCGACACCTTGTAGGGGATTGGAGAGTCGACAGTGAAGGTCTCCTTTACCTTCGCTTGTCCAGACGCATCGAGCGTCTCGCCCTTGAGGTCACGAACGTGGAGGGTGAACCGCGATGCCTGATTTGGAGCGTTCTGATCGCTGCGATCCAGGATCATCGACAGCATCTCGTCACGGTTCAAGAGCCAGTAGGGGAGAAAAAGAGCGTCATCTTTTGGTTCGGCTAGGTCGCCTGGCCCTGCTATGCGGAAACGCTGGGCGAAACCGCCTTGGCTCTTATCTGCGAGCGGCCGATATTCTCCGTGCATGTCAAACACAACAATGTTCGGATACTTGAGCTTTGCTGCCCGCTCGAGAATGAGCGCGACTGCCCAACTCTTGCCGGAACCCGTGCTACCGAGCACCGCCGCGTGTCTCTGAAAGAACTTATCACCACTGGCTATTGCCTCGGCGCTGCGATCCGCAACGAAGGTACCAAGTTTTAGACGTTCATCGTCGGAGAAGCCCGCTCCGAGTATCCCCATAAAGCGCTGAAGGTTTCCACCTTCTACGATGTAGCAATCACGGTCGATTTGCGGAAAGCTGTCCGCACCACGCTTAAACGTGTTTGTTTTGTCGCCATCGACTGTTCGATAGGTGCCGATAACAAAGGCTTGCATGTGATCTGAGGGTGAAACCGTCAGTACTCCAAGCTCACCCTCATCGGGGCCAGAAAGCTCCTCGCGCAAAGAGCGGGTGACCCGATCGGTCATCCCGATCAGATATTCGGATTCTGTTGCGCCCTTGATTGCGATCAGTTGGCCGATTCCGACACGGGTCAGCATCTCAGAGTTTGTCACGTCGATTGCGACGCGACTGGTGTCGACGCCTGCGACGCGGCCGATCTGATCGTTTTCGGTAAGCGCGAGTGCCAAGCCGGTCATGCTGTTAGAACTCCCCTTACAAAGCCATCAAGGTCCCAGTAGTCGTTACCCGGGTAGAATTTCTCCGCCCCATCAATGATGAAGCGCGTCCCGTCCACGCCAGCCTCACAGTGGAACTCTGCAGCGATCACGTTACGATTTTCGAAAGCGACCGTTCGAGCCTTTGGGGACAGAGTTCGTGTTAGAATGACCGTTCGTGCACCGGACCGAATGCGCGGCGTTAAGTGAGTTTCCAAGTGATCATCGTTAAAGCCGTAGCCGAGTATAAGGAGGCGGCTCGCACGGTCTATGGCATCATTGCCTTTCTCGCGGTGCTTGTCGAACGGGCTCTCATAACCGTTGCGGAATTTGTTCAAGCCCGGAGTGATGATGAGTCGTGGGCAGGGAAGCGCGCCCGCGAAACGAACCGGATTTCCTTCACGATGATACCAGTCGAGACTACCGTGAGGCTTAAAGACGCTTGCCTTTGGCGCAAACTTGTATCGAACGCTTCTTCCTACAAGCTTTACGTCCCTACAGAAGCTCCAATAGCTTTCTAGCGGCTCCAGGCGCGCGGCGAAATGGCCAGAGAACATTGTATCAACGCCAAGTCCGGCTTCTTCGCATGCGAGTTCTGCGAGGCGATCATAGTTTGTGGTGATGATCGGTATGCCAGATCCTGGTTTCAAAAGATGCGGGATTAGCTTGGTGAGGCGCAGGCTTCTTGATCTGCTGAAAACTTCAGCAATGATCGATGCTTCGGCCTGTGCAATGAAATCACCTGTGAGCTGAACAATTGCGACCTCCAGTGTCGGTGTCGGCGCATGCTTTAGCAGTGCCGCCTCGAGGCCTTCAGCCGCAATCAATGGATAGATCTGCTCCCACAACTTCTGGTCATCAGCAGAAAGAACGCCGGGCAGTTGGGCCATAAGGTGACTGCCAATCGCCCCCATGCCCGGAACGCCTTCGGCACACGAAAGACCAGAGCCAATGATGAGAACCAGCCCATCCCCAAAGTGACCCTGCAGCTGCTTCTTTAACGCACCTAGTTCCACGCCCTCATCCACATCGCAGCCCCGCTCTCGGATAGGATTGCATTGTCTTGGGTTGTGGGCAAGGTTGCCAGGTGCAACTCTAAGACTGATGGCGGCGCTTGACGATAATGCGGTCGTACGAATGCCATGCGCTATGCACGGTCTTTTACCACATACCCAGCCACGAAGTTCACCGCGCCCTGGGCCAGCGCGAGCCCGCCTGCCACAAGGGACGCCCCCACCTCCCCGCCGCAGGCTTCCGACAACCCCGGCAGCCAGGGCGCGATGATCGCTGCAACGATCGGGCCAAGCAGGCTCGTCCAGCCGACGGCGGCCATCTTGCGGGTGGGGCGAAGGTTGGATTGGTTGATCAGGTTCATGTTGGTCTCTCCTTTGATGGATTTCAGGCCCTGTTGATCCAGCTGCGCACGACGAAGCCCGGGCAGGCTTTGGCCGCGTGGTCGTTGTGACCGGTTATGCGGGTGATGGCGGTCTCGGCGCGGATGGCGTCGATCAGGCCCCGCAGGGCCCGATCCTGGGCGGCCGTGAAGTTCCGCTCGAAGGGATCGGTTGCGGACGAACCCGCCCCGCCGATCAGGCAGATATGGATGACGCCGCGATTGTGGCCTTCGACCCCGGCGCCGATCTCGGTTTCGGCCCTGCCGGGCAGGATGGCACCGTCGCGATCGATCAGGTGGTGGTAGCCGATCTTGCGCCAGCCACGCTCTTCGCGGTGCCAGCGGTCGATCTCCTTGCGCTTGGCGGTCAGGGGCTGGCCACGCATCCAGTCCGGGTGGGTGGCGGCGCAGTGGATCACGATCTCGTCCACGGGATAGCGGCTGCTTCCCTGGAAAATCATCGGCCCTGTTGGTGCCGCGGCCATCGGTTTCAGGTTGCGGATCGCACCGCCCTCGGCTGACACGGCCTTGAGGGCGGCATCGGTTCGCGGGCCGAAGAGGCCGTCGATCGCGCCGGTGTAGTAGCCGAGGCGCGCTAGCGCCATTTGCAGCGCCTTCAGCGCATCGATCTGTTCGGTCATGGGTGTGGTCCTTTCAGGCAAAGAAAAACCCCGCCGAAGGGGCGGGGCGCGGGGCGGTTTGGGCAGGGGTCAACCGGCAGCGGGTGGGTCCGGCGGCGGGCTGTGCACCTCCCGGGTGGTGGCCAGTTCGGCGGCGAGAAGGGCGCAACGTTCGGACAGGATCGCGATCTGTTGGCGCAGTTCGGCGACATAGGCGGATGAGGCAGCGGGCGACATCAGGGCTCCTTTCAGGGTCAGAAGTCGGTTTCGAGGTAGAGGCCGGTGCATTCGAACGCGACCGCCGCGGCGGTGGCGCCGTTGTTCAGGAAGAGGCGCGGGGCGAGGAAGGTCGTTGCTTGAGGCAGGTCGGCCGTCACCTCCTGTTCGAAGACAGCGCCCGTCAGCTCGTTGACGGTGCGCAGCCAGATCGACGTGCCCGCGGCCGGGCACCAGATCGTCAGGGTGATCAACCCAGCTGTGGCGACCGGAAACCCGGCACCGAGATCCACGAGGGTGGGCGCGCCGGTCGCGTCATTGCTGACCAATTGCCAGTTCGTATGCGTGCCGCGCTGGAACCCGAGGCCGATGGCTTCCACGAGCGTGGAAATCGTCGTTGTGACCGCCAAGGCCGCGACAGAAGACAAGAGCCCAAAGAACCCCATTCCGGTGGCCTGCAAGGTGGTCAGACTGATCCGGGCGACGAGTGTAAAGCCGCCAAGGCCTGCGGCATTGCCACGCCAGCAGGCGGTGACGGCCGAGCGCTGATCGCAGACGGAGTCCACCACCGCGGCCGACGTCACGCGCCAGCGCCGGGAACTCGAAAGCAGTGATCCTGCCGCCAGAGCAGGGTGGCTGACGGTGCCGACACTGGTCAAGGCGATGCCCTGGGCGGCGATCGTCGTGGCCGATACCGGCGCCCAGGCCCCGATCCGGTTCAGACCCATATGCGGCTGCAAGGGGAAGTCGCGCCCGGAAGGCCGGACGACTTCCAGCCATGGCGCGCCTGCGCGCTGACGGCCATAAAGGGCCAGCTTGCCTGCCGGGGGCGATGCGGGCACAGCGGAGAGGCCCGGGATCACGATCGGCGCCGGGAACTCGGCTCGCCCGGTGGCCCGATCGATCACGAAGGCATCGAAGAAGGCCGATCCGTTCGGCGATACCTTCAGCATCACGTCGTCGGACCCGAGTAGCCCAAACAGCGCTCGCGCCGAGAAGCCAGTCTTCAGGGCAAGGCTAGCATCATTCCCGGCGGCGGCTTTGTTGATCGTCGCCTCATGCGATCCGCCCGCGTTGTTCAGAAGCGTGGCGGCGGCATTGACGCTAAGCCGGTTCGAGGCATCGGGCGAGGCGCCGCCGAGCCCCAAACCCAGCGCGGTCACGTTCGCAGCCGCCGCGCCGATCGCGGTGACGCTGGCGGCGAAGGTCACCGTTGGTGTGTTGACCACCGTCGTGCCCAGCGCCCCGGCAGTGGTCGAGCCGAGGTTGATCACCGTCGTCGATCCTGCTGCGCCGCCGGTGCCCAGGTTCACGGTCTTGGTGACCCCGGTCGTCGTGCTGCCGGTTCCAAGTCCGTAGGTGGCGGTGGTTGCGGCCGTGCCGATCGTCACGGAGGCGTTTGAGAAGGTCGTCGCCCCGGTGAAGGTCTGGGCGGCGTTGCCGAGATGGGCGAGGGTCGCCGAGAGGTTCGGAAGGGTGAAGCTGCGCGTGGTGCCTGCCGAGAGGCCAGAGAGATCGAAGGCCGCGAGCTTGGTCGGGTCGGCATCGTCGGCCAGGCGGAAGAGGTTGTCCGGAAAGGGCAGCGCGGCCTGCCGCACCCAGACGCCGCCAAGAAAGGTCAGGGCGGCATCGGTCGCGCGATCCCAAACCGACCAACCTTCAGCGGGCGGATAGAAGGCCCAAGCCCCATCCTGCCAGGCGGCGATCGCAAAGGCTTGGCCAGCCCAGGCGCCTGTCGGTACTGCGCCCACAGTATAGCGGGCACCATCGACCGGCGATCCCGGCGGGGTGTTCAAGCCGATGCTTTCCACGGCGGGCTGCACAAGGGCATCGAGGGCGCGGAAGGCCTCGTTGACGGTGATATGCTTCTGCGCCTGGTTCGCCTCGAGGAAGGTGAGGCGGATGTTCGGGGTGTCGGCCATGGTGCCTCCAGATCAAAGGGTGACGTCGAGGATCGCGCCGCGGCCCAGCGCGCCGGTTTGCGCGATGTGAAGCGCGAGGGAGCCAGGAACGGGCGCGCCGAAGTCGGCGGTTTGCATGGCGACCGTGTAGGTGAAGGCAGGCGTGGCAAGGCCGGAAACCGTGCGCATGACAGCCGCACCGTTCAGGATATCGATCTCGTAGCTTTCTGCCGCCTCGCCCAGAGGCACTTCGGTCAGGGCCCAGTTGTCGCCCGTGAACGCGCGGGTGCGGCGGGTCCAGCTGAGGGCGATATCACCGCCGGGCAGGGTGACCCGCCGCGCGTGACAGGGCCGCCAAGGGCGCAAGCCGCGGGCGGTTGGCGCGAAGGAGAGGGCAAGGTTTGCGGGATCGCCTGCGGGCTTGCTCGAGGCGCCGATCCGCCAGTTCCAGGCCGCACCATAATCGGCGCTGCCAATCGGCAGCGGTTTGACCCCTCCGTCCAGCACGACCACCCGCGCCCCGGCGGGGGCCGGATTGGCGATCGCGTCCTCAGTGCCAAGGAGCCCGCGCAGGAGCCGGGTCAGACGCCAGCGCCCTGGCGATTGCAGGCTGGCTGTTGCAAAGCCGATGATCTCCCAAAGATCAGGCGCGGTCTCGATCGCCAGCCAGTTCGCGCCAGAAAACACCGCCGCATCACTGACGCTGGCGAACTGGCCCGCGATCATGTCGACCCAAAGCTCATTGCCGCGGTCGAAGCGGTTGGTCGGCCCGGCATAGAAAGGAAAGGCGAGGGTGCCGAACCAGCCCGGTCGGGATATGGTGGTCAGGACCGCGAAGCCGTTTGTCGTCGCCGATCGCCACACCGCCGCCGTGCCATACCATGGGGTAGCATGGGCCGCGGCATAGGGCTGCCAGTCCGGAAAATCCTCCGACAACTGCGGCAGGTTCATCAGTGCCACAAGCGGCGGCCCATAGACCGCCTTCGCCCCCGAAGTCGCGCCCCGATCACTGCCAGGGGCCAGATCGTAAATCGCCCGATCCGACCTGCGCGCCTCAACCCGCCGCCCAGCGCCGTCGGTGATCGAGGTCAGGGCGAATTCCATCAGGCGATTGTCGTGATCCAGCAGGATCACATCGGCCGGGTCCAAAGCCAGGCGCGACGGCGGCAAGGTGAAACTTGCCTTCTCGCGGCCGACCCATGCCTCGAAGAGGGCCCGGCGCACCCCGCGCTCGGCGGCGCCACTGGTCGAGGCGATGGGCAGTTGCTCGGCCGAGATGCGGGCCGTGTCGACCGTGATCCGGCGGGCCTCGACGGTGATGCCTGCGAATTCCTCGTCGCGCGCCATCAGGCGCCATTTGAGGGCGAGCGGCAGTTCGGTCTCTTGCGCCCGGGTCAGTTCCAGATCCTCGGCCTCGCGGCTGGCCGCGACGAGGCTGTCGAGGGTGATCGTGGCCATCGGGCGCTGCCCCCGCATGCGAAAGCAGATTTTGCCCTCAGCCTCGAAAGCGTCGAAGCCGAAAAGGCGGGCGAGGGTCTCGATCGAGGCGCGGGGGCTTTCGATCGCGTTAACCGCAAAGCCCGGCACAGACCCGGCCAGATCGGTGACATCGAGGTCAGCTGCAGCAATCCCAGCGCGGGCGCAAAGTTCGGCTACGAGCTCGGCGAGGCCCGTGGCCCCGGCCCGGCCTGTGAGCCAGTGCCCCAGCCGCCAGTTCTCGGCATCGGACCAGACATCGCTGCGGGCCGGGAAGGCCGGGAAAGGGCGGGCATCCCATGTCCAGAGCGCGATCTCGGCGGTCTCGATCATTCGGCCGGAGTAAAGACTGGCGGCCGGGTTGTTGGCTGGGTTGGCCCAATAGCCGATCAGGGCCTCGGCATAGCGGCGCTGGATGAACTCGTCCGGCCAGCCCCGCGAGAAATGCGGCAGCAGGGATTCCGAGGACTTGGGATCGACAAAGACATTTGGCTGGTTCGTGCCGCGATCGACGCAGGGCGCGCCTGCCTCGGTGAAGCGGATCGGCTTTGATCCAGGCACCCAGGCCGTCGGCCCGCCGCTTTCCACGCCGCCGGGGCGGTTGATGTGTGATTGGCTCCACCAGTTCCGCAGGTCTTTCGGCCGAAACACCCAAGGCTTGCCCGCGCCGTCAGTGATCGGGGTGCGGATTTGCGCCAGGCGATCTGCAGAAGAGGCATAGAACCAGTCGAAGCCTTCGCCGCCTTCGATGTTGGCTTGCAGATAGGCGGTCTCATGCGGGCCATGCCACCCGGCCAGAGCATCGAGGTGGTCATCGCCATCGCGCCAATCCGAGACCGGCAGGTAATTGTCGATCGCCACGAAATCCACATTCGCGGATGCCCAGAGCGGATCGAGGTGAAAGAACACATCGCCCGAACCGTCGGCAGGCTGGTGGCCGAAGTATTCCGACCAGTCGGCGGCATAGCTGACCTTGGTGCCCGGCCCGAGGATTGCGCTGACATCGGCCGCGAGTTGCACGAAGGAGGTGACGGCAGGATAGGTCGAGGCGCCGGAGCGGATTTGCGTCAGCCCGCGCATCTCGGTGCCGATCAGGAATGCGTCCACGCCCCCGGCCGCGGCGCAGAGATGGGCATAATGCAGGATCATCCGACGCAGGCCCCAATCGCTGGGGCTGCCGGTGAAGCTAACTGTCGTGCCCGACACCGCGAACTGCCCCGGGGCGGCGGCACCGAAGAAGGCCGCAACCTGCGCCCCTGCTGCGGCCGTCTTGTCGACCGTGCCCGCAAAGCCGGCCGCCGGGGCGCAGGTGATGCGGCCGCGCCAAGGATAGACTGGCTGGCCCGGGCTCGTGCCGTTTGGCGAATAGGGGTTCGGCAGGGTGTTCGCCGCGGGGATGTCCATCAGGATGAAGGGGTAGAAGGTGACGCGCTTGCCGCGGGCCTTCAGTTCTTGGATAGCCTGCACGACAGCCACATCGGTGGGCGTGCCACCATAGGCCGGGCCGCCATCGACAGTGGAAACGACATGCGCACCGGTGCGGGTGACGCCATTCACCTGCCAAACCATTGGGGTGGTGGTCTTGGTGCTGGATTCCACGCCGGGCTTTATCTTGCAGTTGCCCGCGCGCAGGTCCGTGCCGAACCAGGACACGACGAGGGAGACCGCCTCGCATTCTGGTAGGGCGGCGTCGAGGCGATTGAGGGACGCGACGAGATCGGGCAGGCCCTCGACGCTGTTCTCGTTCTCCGGGGTGGAGGTGCCATTGCCACCGCCAGAACTCCAAAGCCCGGGGGCTGCCGTAGTGCGGGTGACGGTCTCGGTGGCATAGACGAACTCGCCCGCCGACGGGATCAGGTTCACTGCCTTCACCAGTCGTTCCATGGCGCCTGGATCGGGCGAGGGGCGGATCACCTCGAAGGACAGTTGCGGCAGTCGGTTCCCGAAACTCTCGAGCGCCAGATCCTCGAACACGACATAGGCCACGCCGCGATAGGCTGGAGCCTGCCCAGCGCCTTCCTTCGCCTCGATGAAGGGATCTGGCATCTGACTTTCCGTGCCCAAGTGCACCCGGATCACGGCGCCCGGAACATCGAAAGGTTTGCCATCGGCCCAAATGCGGCAGACGCCGCCGATCGGGCCCTCGCAGAGCGCCACGGCGAAGGAGGCGAAGTAACGATAGCCCTCGGTCACGACCTTCGGCCCGCCGCCTTTGCCGCCGCCTTGGGTCTGGCGGAACTGCTCTTCGCGAAAATCCGTCGCCCAGATGATGTTCCCGCCCAGCCGCATCGTGCCGTAGAGCCGCGGGATCACGGCGCCCTCGGTCGCCGAGGTCAGGCGCAGATCGTCGAGCTTTGCGCCCTCGATGCGCTGGTCGGGGGCAAGTGAGCCGATGATCAGGCTGTCGATGACGGAGCCTGCGAACGACCCGATGGCGCCGCCGATCGTGGCGGCGCTGAAGCCGAGAAAGGCACCACCGAAGGCGCTGCCGATTGCAGAACCGGCGGCGGCGAGGAGCATAGTTGCCATGGGGATCAGCCTGGAAAGAGGAAAGCCGCCACGGCGCGGCGGCGCCAGGGCAGGGTGAAGAGTTCGCGCGTGACGCCGGTGGTCTCGCGGGCATGGATGAGTGCGGGGCCTGGCACGAGGATGCCGCAGTGCTTGGCCGGGCCGTTTGCCACCATGCGGAACAGGATCAGCGCGCCGGGTTCGGCGGCGCCCACTGGGATCTCGATCAGGAAGGCGCGAGCCGCCTCCCACATCACTTCGCGCCCGCCGCTCTCGCCCCAATCGCGGGTATAGGGCGGCGGGGCGACGGGTTCGGCCCCGTGGAGATCGCGCCAGATGCCACGGGCAAGCCCGAGGCAATCGGTCCCAAGACCGCGAGCGGAGGCCTGATGCAGGTAGGGCGTCCCAAGCCAGCTTTCCGCGATCGCCACCACAAGGGCGGGATCGGTCGTGGCGCGGGTCTCAGCCATCGGCGAGCGGACGAAGTGGCGCGCCGGAGTTGGCGTCGGTCTCGTTCGGGTAGCGGGTGACCAGATCGTCGCCGGGGATTGAAGGGAAGCCGCGGAAGTTCAGCGCATTGCCAAAGCGGTCGCGGCAGGTGGCATGGCGTTTGTCGCAGCCTGCGGTGATCGCGAAGGCGTCGCCCGGTGTGATTGGGCGCACCGGCGCTTCCATCAGGGTGATCGTGGCCGTGCCGCTGGCGAGGGTATGGCTCGCCACCTCTGCCCGCCGCCCGGCATTGGCGCCTGAGGTCCATTCCACCACCCCGAAATCGAACCAGCCGCTCGCGAACCCACCAAGGCCCGCGGCCACGGTAAACCGCCGGTCTCCGATCGTGGCCGTGACGGACCCTGTGCCACGATAAGCAGGGCCGGTCAGGTTTACCCCGCAGCGGGCATCACCCAGCGTCGCGTCGCAGAAATACTGGAACGTCCGGCCCACGGGCTGGTTCAAGAGATGCGCTAACGCTCGAACCTCGGCTGTGAAGGCATGTCGCCCCCGCCTGATCTCGCCGATGCTGCCGCGGCGCATCAGCACGCGCTGGCTGACCGCCTGCCAGTTCACCAGCCAAACCTCGACCGCGGCATTGTCCCAAAGCCCGTCGGCGATATCGGTCTCGGTGATCCGATCAGACCGCAGCGCGCCTTGGACGTCTTGGGCGTCAACCGACAGATCGCCGAGGCTTCTGATCTCGCTGGCCGCGAAACCTGTCTCGGGTTCGAAACTGGTGCCCGCGAAGGTTAGGGGGCGATCATGATCGGTGAAGCCGAAGACGGCGCCATCGCGCCGTTGCAATCGCCAGCACCAAGCCAGTGTGGTCGTGCCTTCGTCCAGATGCGCCTGAAATCCTGATGGCAGGGTCTTCATGGGGTGCGGTCCTGTTGTTCAAGGCGGCCGACGGCGGCGCCGATGCGGGCGATGTTCTCGTCTAGGCGGATCATCCGCTCTTCGATCACGGCGATGGCGCGCAGCGCTTCGGCCACATCGCGGATCTGCTCGGGGCGGATCATCGCCAGATCGTCCAGTTGCCGTTCAAGCATGGCGACGCGGGTGTTGATGATCCCGGCCCACCAGATCGCGGCCCCTCCTTGGGCAGAAAGGGCGAGGGCAAGTGAAACATAGGCGACGAAACCCATGGTGTTGCGGTCTTTGGGTGGGGTCATCGGCGCACCTCGATCAGGGGAATGGAGGGGATGGAGCCGGTGCGTTCGATGTCGAGCGTGACGGGCAATTCGTCGGTGTCGAAGCGCACCGGCACGTCAAATTCGAACCCGGCCCGGATCACGGCGCCGGTGGCGGGAGGAACGGCGAAGGTGACGATCCCGGTCGTCGTGTTGACCGACCAGCCCGAACCCTGCGCCACCCCGTTCAGAGAAACCGTCACCGTGCCCGCCACGGGCTTGATGATCGCCCGCGCCCAGGATTGCGCGCCCGAGGCATAGGTCTTCACCAGCTGAAACACCGTCGCGCTGCCGTTCCCGGTGCCGATGATCTGGTCGGTGGCGGCGGGCGCCGCCGAGGGCAGGCAGGATTTGTAGTCCGACCAGTCCTTGAACCGAAACGCGTGTAGACGTCCGTTGCGGGCCTCGAAGAAGGCGACGACCGCCGCCAGATCGTCGGCCCGGCGCACGCCATAGGAGACGTCATAGCGGCGCCGCGAGTTCGCCCACGAGGCGTTGCGTTCCTCATCGCCCGAGGCCAGTTCGACAATCCGGGTGCGCCGTTCCGGCCCGCCTTTCGCGCCCCGGCTGATACTGTCCGGAAACCTGATCTCGTGAAACGCCATTCAGCTGCTCCTTCGGCCATAGGCCACGGCCCGAGCGATGTCGGAGGCGACTTGCGCGCGGGAGGCGCGGAAGCTCTCGGCATCGCGGGCGTAGATGTTGACGGTGGTGCCTGCCCCGCCTTCCCAGGCGCGGGTCTCGGCCCGGTTCAGGACGCGTTCGCCGCGCAGCAGGACGGCGGCGTATTCGTCAGAGCCAAGGCCCATGCCGCCGCCATTGTGGAAGCGCGGGGCGGCGGCGAGGGCGGCTGCGGGGATCATCATGCTGGCGGGGCCGGGCACTGGGCCGCCGGAATGGTATACCCCCGCGGAAATCGATCCGCCGCCGATGCCCCCGCCGATCCCGCCCAAAACGCCGCCCAGCGCCGAGGCGAGGGGGCCGAAGACGAAGCGACGGAAGGCGATCTTGGCCAGATCGGCGATGATCGAGGTCGCCAAACTGCTGAAATCCAGCTTCCCCGTCCGGACGAACTCGGCCACGGCCTCTTCGCCCGCCCGAAAAGCGCTAGTGATCGCCTCGCCCACGCTGCCGCCCCAGTTGGCGGCCTCGGTGGCGTAGGTAGACAACGCCTCGCTGACCGCCGCCCAGCCGGTCGCCGCGACATCGGCAGCCGCTGCCACTTCTTCGGCCGTCTGCAAAGGACCGCCGCCGCCGCCCGCGCCACCCTCTGCCGGATCGTCGGGCGTGATGGAGATTTGCAGCGCGCGATCGCGCACGTCGTTGAAGTATTCCGAGAGCGGCGAGCCTGAGACGATGCCGCGGATTTGCGCCGCCAAGGCCGCCCGGCGTTCGGCATCCCGGGCGGCATAGGGGTTCGCCACGCTGTCGATGCGGAAGGTGGCCGGGTCCAAAGTGGACAGGGCTGGATCAAGGCCGACGGCTTCCAGCGCCGCGTTCGCCGCCTCGGCGAGGGCGTTGATCCCGGCCAGCGCCTTCTCGATCATCCAGTTCACTGCATCGATCACCGCGTTCGCAGCACCGACCGCCAGGGCCCCGACCGCATCGGGCACGCCCTGGAAGGCATAGGTTGCGCCTGCGGCCGCGACCTTGAAGGCGTTGATGACGAGGTCGCCCATCCAGATGACGCCGTCGACGATCCGCTCCCAGGCCCAATCGGCCCAGGCGACGGCATTGTCCCACCAGCCGCGGATCGTGTCGAAGACCGGCTTGCCGATCTGGTAGACGTTCTCTGCAAAGACTTGCCAGACGGCGCGGGCGACGTCCGTGAAACTCACCTGCGCGCCGGTGGTCTCGTTGATCTCATTCCGCATCCCGGCGATTGCCGCCGAGCCCAGAGCAACAGCGGCCGTCACCAGTGGGAAGCGACCAGCGACTTGTAGGATGCCTTGGCCGAGGGTTCGCGCCATGCCGCCCAGATCGCGAAAGAGCGCACCGACACCGCCATTCCCAAATCCATAAATTTGGGAAATCTGGCTGCCTTGCTGCGCCATGACCAAGAAGGGATTCATGCCGCCCGCAAGGGACACGCCGATGTCCTGAAGCTGGAAGGACAGGTTGGCCATGCGGTGGCTGGCGTTGCGGGTGGCATTGCTCATCCTACCGAGCGCCGTGGTCCGACCCTTGATTGCCGCAATGCTGGCCAGCGTGGCCTGCCGTTCACGGGCAATGGCCGCCGTCATCTCCTCCGCGGAAATCGCCCCGACCCGGTGCGCTTGCCGGATCTCGGTCAGGGTGGTCCGGTAATCCCGCACCACCGCGAAAAGCGGGTTGTGCTTGGCGCGGAGGTCATCGAGGGCCCGACCATAGGCCGCAACATCGGCCGCATCGCGCGCCATGCCTCCCGAGACGCCGGTTGATTGGTTCACGGTGTTCATGACCGAGCCCGACACGGCGCCCGCCTGGCGAAGGGCTGATGCGGCGCGGGCCGCCCGATCTGCGAGGTCCTGCATCTGGCGCATGGCTTCCCCAGCTGAGACCCCGGCGGCATTCAGCCCCGCCGCCGCCCGGGGGCCTGCTGCCTCGATCAGGGTCAGCGCCCGGGCGCCTTCCTGGCCGATGCCGACCAGTTCGGCTTTCAGCGCCTGCCCCCCGGTCGCGACAAGGCGCACCGAGACCCGGCGTTCAGTCCGGCTGCTCATGATCCCGTCTCGTCATGTTGGGTGGCTCTCACTTGGGCGTTGATGCTGCGGACGGCGAAGGGTTCGATCAGCGGCAGCAGCTCAGCCGTGATCAGCCGGTTCAGGCTTAGCGCCTCGGCCATGGCCAAGGCGGCCGTCATGTCCCAGCCCACCACCCCGCCGGGGATGGCGCGAAACTGGCCGCGCAGGGCTTGGGCCAGTTCCCAGACTTGCCAGGCTTCAAAGGTGCGGGGGCGGTGGAGATCAGCGGGGCAGGCGGGGCAAGGCTTTACGCATCCGGCGCAGTAGCTTTCGCCCCCGCCGAAGTGCCATTCGGCAAGGGCGCGGAGGCGTTTCCCTCATCGGCCAGGATCAGGCCTTTGGCGACATAGTCGGTCTGGAAGCGCTGAAAGAGCGGGAAGAGGTCCAGAAGGGCGGCCACCGCTTCGGGCGTCGGCGGCACGGGATAGCCGTCGGCATTGCCGACGCCCTCCCAGTCGAGAATTGCCAGCGATCCGATTGCTTTGGCCAAGGCGACGGCCACCTGATCAGCTGGCGCGTCTTCGGGAAGGCTTGCCACCTGCGCATCGCTTCGGGCGGCACCGATCAGGGCGGAGGTCAGTGGGGCAAGGCGCAGGCGCACCCCGCCGCCGAGGTCGAGCCAGGCGGGTTCGGGGGAGAGGTTCAGGCGGATCATGGGAGGGCTCCGGGTTGAGGGATCAATAGGACGTCGTTGTGTTGACGAGGACGGCGGTGCACATGCGGGCGGGGGACGTGGCCCGGGCGGCCTGCCATTCAAAGGTGGCCTGCACCCCCTGCGGCCCGTTGATTGGGATGCGGGGCCGCGGCAGGTAGGCCGCGTGGACAGTGAAGGTGAGGGAGGCATTCGCCCCAAGGCTCCAGGCGAAGACAAGTTCGCAGGGGTCACCGGCGATCGCCTGGTTCACCAAGGTCAGGTCCGCAAAGCGGGCCTCGATCGATCCCGTGAGGGCGGCCATCGACGGGTCCAACCCCTCGAGGAGGCCGTCGTTGCGGATGGTCTCGATCCGGTCGAGGTTGTTGGCATAGGACACCTGCGCCGAGACGATATTGCCCAGCGCCGCCCCGTTCCGCGTGATCGACCCCTGAAAATTGCCGAAACGCTGCAAGGGCAGGGTGGCATCGGTTAAGGTTCCGGCGGCCGTCGTGGCCGCAACCGTCTCGCCCCGGCCGATCAGGCCGACCGTTGCCGTCAACAGCCCAGACCGCTGCGATTGCCACTGGATGCGATCGGCGACGAGGCCGGAATACATCGCGAACCGCGGCACATCGGGCATCTGCGTCTCGACCGCCATGCTCGGCAGGGAGAAGCCGCCCGACTGGAAAGTGTGTGTTCGCGGCGTGGTGCCTGTGGTTGTGGGCTGGCCGAAGATCGCCTTCAGCCAGAAGCCCAGGTTCTCGGCATCCATCGGAATGACGACATCGCCATCCACATTGACTGCATCGCGGATCGGCGCCTGCGGATCGCGGCCGTAACCCAGAAGCTCGGGCGACAGGAGCCCCTGTTCGGAGCCAAGCGTCGTCGTGGCAAAGGGCATCCGGCGATAGCCGCTGGCGGGCGGCGTGCCGTAAACGGATTCGAAGGCGAACGCGACTTGCGTCCGCGCGCCGGGCTGGCGGGCCATGGGTCAGTCCTTTCGGGGGTGGGGGCAGTTCAGAGAAGTGGGTCGGTCGTGGCGTAGGCGAGGATCACCGGGATCACCGCCGCCTTCAGACCCTCATTGCCGTCGATTGCCAGCAGCACCGGTTCCGGTGCTTCAGGCGTGATGTAGTCGCAAAGGCCACCTAGTGTGCGGTCGGCGGCCAGCGCCGTGCCGATCGCTAGCCGCAGTGCGTCGAAAGCGGTGTCGCGGGCGGCTGGGTTTCCATCGACCACCACTTCGATCTCGGCTCGGTGTTCGTAGTAATAGCCCGGCGGCGACAGCCAAACCTCCGGCGGCCCCGGATCGCCATCGCGCAGGATCACCACCCCGGCAGCAGGCACCTTCTCGGGCAGGATCGCATTGCGCAGCACCTTGGCCCCCGGCGGCATGGCGCCGGACAATAGGCTATGGAGCGACGCGAGCAGGCGCTCGGCCGTGGATTGCGTGGGCATGAGAGAGTTTCCTATTCCTGACGGATCAGCTTTTCTTCCGGTCGAAATCAGAATGAAGTGCTTTGCCCCAGACTATAGAAATAGTGAGGCTGCAAATGGTAGCTTCACTAAAATCCTCAAGCACTCAGGAGTCATGCCCTTAATATGGGCTCTCTTCATTGCCATTTTTTTTCTTCAGGCCGTGAAGCGTTTGAAGCCCCACGCGGTTCTCAGTTCTTTCAAAGTGAGAAACGTACTCTTGCTCCGATGAGACGCTAGGGCGGGATGAGTCAATCGAGTCAAGGAAACCCGCCAGTCGCCGCTTTCTTGTCTGACTATCTTCATCCGATCTTCTAAGGCCAATCAAATCAGAAACATGTTTGCGCGGAAACTCCTTGGCTAGTGCCCGCGGTGAAAAAATAATCTTTCCACTCTCAACAAGTCTGGCAATTGCAATTGTGCGAACGCACCATGCAATTCTTTTATTCACTAGTGTAGTGTTCTCAGCATTCATTCCGAAATCGAGCAAGTACCAGGCGAGATCATTGCCCCACTTAATCTCTCTGCCATAATCCTTTCGAATTACAAGTCTTTCCTTGAACCTTGTGAAGACCCCAGTAGTATCAAAAATAATCTTTCCTTCGAAGGCCAAGTGGATGGCGAAAAGGTCGCCATCCGATGCGCTCCTTAGCAACTCTTCAGGGTTCAGAAACTGAAGCTCTGTTTGCTCAGTCTTTTTCGAAAAGGGCCTTACGCCTGACGTAACGGCCAAGAGGTCGACGTCAGAATTCTTGTCAGATTCTCCTCGTGCAGCACTTCCAAAAAGCATAAGGGCTTCGATCATCCGCGCGCCCTCGTCAGCCTGTTCGAAATCGTCGGAATCGCGATTGCATACCAGAAAAGCCCAAGAAGCGCGTTCGAAAACACCAGATGGAAGTCCTCTTGCCCCATTTTGGCGTAATTCGTGTATCCAAACAGAAAGAAGATTTCTGTTGCCTTCACCATGGCGTCTTCAGGCGGTAGATTGAAGCGATAGTGATACCGATATGCAACGCAACTAATCGCAACTACACCAACAAGCATCGCTCTTGAAATGCTCGAACCCCAGCCGTTCAGCGAGCCCATCACAAGCAGAATGAGCATTCCTACTACTGCGGAGATTGCTGATGCGAAGCCCGTCAAAAAAGACACGGCTCTGCTAATGATGCTTTTCCCTTTCGAAGCTGAGGAGTTGATCTTGATCAAAGCTCTGGCTATCCGGGCGCGGTTCTCAGAGAGGGTCGATGCCTTTACTGCAGCATAGTACGTGTCTTCTGAGCCTTCTGAATGGAGATTCGCCAGAAGCGCTCTTGCGATTGTTGATCTGGTTTCCTCAAATCTCGCGCGTTGCTCAAATCGGCTTTTCCCCTGCGGCACACTGTCAACTGTAGCGCAAGCTCCAAATAGAAATTGATACGGCTCCGCGATGAGTGTCCTCGGGATCTGCGTTTCATTGCCGGAGTAGAAAATCTTCTCATATTTGCAATTGCGAAATTCGCAGTTCTCAAGTGTGCACTGCGTAAATGATGACGCATAGAAGCTGCATCCTGAGAATTTCGTTCGACTGAACGTGCTAAGTCCAAAATCACACCGCGTGAATTTGCAGTCCTTAAACACGATCTTCCGTTCAAATGTCCCTTGGAAGTCACAGTCTTGGAAGTCAATGTCTTTAACAACCAGGGTGGTTGCGTCAGGCATTTTTTCGGCGAGGAATAGCGTACAACGGGGCCCGCGATTGTTTGAAAAGTTCCAGTCGGATACGGAAAAGCTGGCTGGCGCGTTCGCATCGAACATGGGTTCCCACCAGTTCTTTGTGCGCCGCCCTCTTGAAGCTGCGGACGGTAGAGCTGGTTCGGGCTCTTTCACCGCGTTGGTGTCCAAGGTTACTACTCCACAGTACTTATGAGTGCGCTTCGGTGGATTGAACTAACCCTGCCGGTGTCCACTTTGTAGTTAAGCCACAGGCGTTTGCAAGCCAACAGGTGGCATTCCGAAGTCAATGGAGCGACTAAGCGATCGCGACGATTCCACGCTGCTTTGAACTTGCGTAAGGTCTTCGTTCGTTACTTCCATGCCCCCAGGATAGCTCCGGGCAGCCGCACCGTCGCATCCCGCGCCAGCCCATCAAGGTCCAGCTTCTTCGGCATCTTCACCTGACGCAGCAGCAGGAACACCGGCACGGTTTGCGCCCCGGTCAAAACGCCATCGCGCCTCCGACGGCCGCCCTTCGCGGCCGCGAGCCCTCGGCTGTTCAGCCGCGCATCATCGGCAACCAACAGGCTTGGCCCGTTGCGGCGATAGACAAAGCGCAGGCGCATGCCCGTGCGCTGTTCCCAGCGCCAAGGCGTGATGCGCTGGCGGCCGATGCCGATGAGGCCCGCGGCGGGTAAGGGGATTGCCAGCCAGAGACCATCCTTGCCACGGATCAGCACGCCGCCGTCGAAGGCGTGCAGGATGTCGGGCGCCTTGGTCCAGACGAGGCTGGCGGCGCGAAGGCTGGTGCCCGATCGCGGGAAGTCGGCCTGACGGACGGTGTTGGCAAGGCGCGACCCAAGCCCCGCGGCCCGAACCTGGCCGCGCCAGTCGTCACGCAGGCCCCGCCCAGCTGCAAAGACGCCGCGCGTGACGGCCGACTCTGCCTCTTGCAGGATCTCGGTGGCGATCGCTGCCAGATCGCCATCGATGTTGGCGCCGATCTTCATGCCTCTCGCGCCTCTACCTTCCAGACGTGGCGCAGGGTGTCGCGCAAGGGCTCGCCACGCACCTCGTAGATCACGCTGCCGATCTCGAACGTGTCGCCCGGGGCAAGGGCGGCCAGCGCCGCGCACTCGACATCGATCATCACGCTATCGGTGACGAACCGGCCCTCGCCAAAGCCCGTCACCGCATCCGGCCTGCGCAGCATCGCGCGGACGGCGACCGGCGCGCCAGCCCCACCCGATCGCCAAAGCGCATCCTGCGCGAGGTTCGGATCGCGGAAGAGGGCGGCCGTGACGGTAGCGAAGGCCGACATCTCAGGTCGCGCCCCCGTTCAGCCGAACGATCCCTGTGGTATCGCCCGCGCCGCCTGCCACGGCCTGCGTCGCGATGCCGATCCGGGTGTTACCGGTCAGGACGTTGGTGGTCCGGCTGTTCGCGGCGTCCCAGTAGATCGTCTGGCCGACCGTCCAGGCCTGCGAGGGCGCCTTCGGCAGCGAGAATACTCCCACCAGCCGGATCACGGCGGTTTCGCCGATCGCCGCGGCCCCCTCGGCAACGCCGAAGATGCTGCCGACCAGCACGCCCTGGCCGGAGGCGATCACAGCCGCGGCGGTGATGTTGATGGTTTCGCCATTGGCGATGAAGTTCTTCATCGGGGTTCTCCTTCAGAGGTGGGGTTCAGACGCCCGCGTTGCGGAAGAGGCCGCGCCAATCGATGGCTTTGGCGGCGAAGTCGTGGCGGGCCTTGATCTCGATCCCGTCCACCTCGAAGCCTGAACGGGTCTCGGTGTAGACGCCCTGCTGGCCCTCGAGATAGGCGAACTCGATCGTGTCGATCCGCGAAGGGTCGGCGGCGAGGAACCAGGGGTCGGGCCCGGCCGCGGGGATCAGGCGGGCCTCTTCGATCGGTTCCAGGCGGTTGGCGAAGGCATTGACCCCGGCGACCGCATTCGGGGTGGTGGCGGTGACGTTCTTCCGCGCTTCCACCGACCGGACGCCCGGCGGGGTGATGATGTAGCGCGGCAGGACGCTGATTTGGCGCCCCTCGAGGCCCCGCTGGTTGCCGAAGAGGCGGTAAGCTTCAGCGAGGGTCGTTTCCGAAATCGTGCCCGCGGTGCCGAGGTTGGCGTGGGACGCGTGGAAGAGCGGGTTGCCGTCGGCCATGTTGGGGTTGGTCGAGAAGATCGAATAGACGAGGTCGCTTTCGAGATCTGCCGCGGCGGCGCCGAAGGCCGACGGGATGCGGGTGAAGGCGTCGAGGTCGTCGTTGATCAGGGTCTGGCGGGTGATGCCCACGATCCGGCCATAGGTCACCAGCGTATAGACCTCGCGGCTTTCGCCGATCGTGCCATAGGTGAACTCGCCCGATTCCGGCACGCGCAGCAAGTCCGGCGCGCCGCCCAGCTGATTGCGGGCGACCGGCTTGAAGTCGGTGATGACTGCCTGCCGAGCCCAGGCGGTGAAGGTGCGGGGCGTGGTGTCATAGGCCGCGCGCAGGGTCTTGTTCGCGACGTTCGCCAAGATCAGGGGGAAGTCGCTGGTCGAATGCAGGCCCGAGCGGCCGATCAGGGCCTCGGTGGCGAGTTCCATCTTCGACATGCCCCGTGTGGCGATGCCGCGGCGATCAAGGGCGTGGCGGGCCAGTTCCAAGAGTGTCAGGCCGCGGAATTCCCGGGCGCGGTCGGTCAACTGGGCCCGGCCGGGGTTGTGGCGGTGCAGAAGGGCCTCGGACATGGCATCGCGATAGGCAGCGTCGGCCGCCCCGGTGCCGCGGGCGGTTGCTGCGATGGGTTCCGACCCCCGGGCGGCCGGTGCATCAGCTTCGGCCAGCTTGTCGAGGATCGCAGCGCGGGCGGCATCGAGCGAGAGGCCGCGGCGGATCAGATCGGCGGCAAAGCCTGCGCCCAGCGCGTGGCGTTCACAAAGCGCCAGCACCTCGGCCGCGGAACGGTTCGCCTCGGTGCGGATCGCATCGGGCGACGGATCGGCCGCCGGGGCGACGGGCAAAAGCGGTGCGGCGCGGGTTTCAACGGGCGCTTCAGCTTCGGGTGTTTGGGTGTCGGGCATGGTGGTCCTCGTCTGGTTCGGGGAAGGGTCGGGCGCATCGGCCCGGGTGAGGAGGCAGGGGGTCAGGGTTTCAGAGCGGGTAGTGCCGGGTGCGCCATCGGCGCCGCGGATATGCGCGCCGGGATCAGCGGGCATGGCGACGGCGGAGATTTCCATCGGCTCCCAGTCGACCGCGCGCCATAGCTCGCGTTGGCCTTGGGCTTTGGTGATGTCGTAGCGGTGGACCCGGTAGCCGACCGATACAGCCGAGACCGTGCCATCCATGATCCGCTGCACGATCGGGGCAGCATCTGGAGCCGAGGTTAGCCGCACACGGGCAAAGCCCTGGCCGCCTTCGATCCGGGCCGTGCCGGGCAAAACGGCGCCAACCACGGATTCGAGGCCCCAGGATCGGTGCGAGTCCAGAAACGGAGCGCCCGCGTTCAGGCGATCCATCCGAACGGAGCCAGGCGTGACGACCAGTTCTTCGTCATATTCGACGACATCATCCCAGCCCTCGTAGCGCCGCCGCTGGACGGTGGCGCCAGTGGTCCAGATCACGTCGATGGTCATGTCGTCGCCCTCATCGCGGACAAGCCGCAACGAGGCCTCCCGCGTGATCAGCGGGAGGTTCAGGGTTTCCGGGGGCATGGGGTTACCTTTCGTCGGGGGGCGGACTGCCGCCTGCGTCCACGGCTTGCGCCAGACCCGCGCGGCTGACGCGGCGGGGATCGGCATCGAAGACCAGGCCCAGCTGATCGAAGAGGGCGGCGTATTTCTGCCATTCCTCGACAACCTCGCGCGGGTCATAGCCGCGCCGGGCAATCTGCTGGGCCGGGGTGGAGAACCCGGCGCGGACCTCCATCAGATCGGCGGTCACGTCCTGCAGCGGGTTCACGCTCTCAAAACGGGGCGGGGCCCATTCGACGGCGATCTCGGGCTGAGGCAGGGCACCGGCCGTCCAGGCGGCCTCCATCACCCAATCCCAGATGCGCTGGCAGAACATTGGGATCACGACCTGCCATTGCACGGCCTCGACCATGCGCCGGAACTCGTGCAGGCCGACGCGGGAGGAGGCGAAGTTCACCTGACTGAGATCGCCGGTCATCAACTCGTAGGGCACCCGGAACCCCGCCGAGATGATGTGCTGCTGCACCCGGTTCCATTCATAGATACCCGAGGTCGAGGCGGGCGTGTTGAACTTGATGTCTTTGCCGTTCCGGACATAGCCGATCAAGCCGGGCTCGAACTGCTCGATTCGGTTGCCGTCGGCATCTTGCACGACCGGCGCCATGGACTGCTGATCCTCTTCGGCGCCAAAGACGAAGCCCACCATCGATGCCTCGATCTTCTTCCGAACCAGTTCTGCCGTTTGCCAGTCGCCAAGCTCCCGCAGCGCCCGCATGGCAGGCACGCCCCAAGGCACGCCGCGGTTCTGGACGCGCTGGCGTTCGAAGAGATGCGCCACGCCCTCCGCGCCAACCCGGAGCGATTCAAACCGGCGGCCAAAGACCGGCATCGCATCGCCCGGATGGTCGGGGAACATCCAGTAGCCCCGGCGGCGGCCCAGCGCGTCATATTCAATGCCTTGGACGATCCGGCCACCATCTGGCCGGTTGTCGAACTTGGCCCCATCAAGGTGATCTGCCTCGTTGAGCTGGATTTGCACCGGCGCGGCAAGCCGATCACTGGCGCGGCGGCGACGGCGCAGTGCGAACACTTCGCCGCCTTCGACCATTTCCCGCACAGCCAGGGCGGTCAGGCCGTGGAAGTCTGTATGCCCATCGGCATCGGCCCGCGGCGCCCAGCGCTTCCAGAGATCATCGGCGAGCTTGTTCAGTGCCGGATCGGCCGCCGCGGCCCGAGGCCGAATGCCCGTGCCGACGATGTTCGACACCAGAACCTGCACAGCCTTGGCGGCCAGCGGGTCGTTGCGGACGAGATCTCGCATCCGGTCGCGCAGAGCACCACCCGCAACGGCGATTTCCGCGTCGGCTGCGGTGCTGCCTGCGCGCCAGCCATCGGTGCCACGCCCGCGGGAGGCAGCATCATAGCCCCGCCGCAGATTAGCGATCGCCACCCGTGCCGCGTAGCGCCCGGCCGCGGTACGTGGCGCAACCGTGGCGACGATCCGATCTATCACGCCCCAGGGCACATCTGGCGGGGTAGGTTTCATGTGCGGCCCCGGCTGAAGCTGGCTTTTCCGGCGACGGGGCGGGAGTTTCCCGCGCCAGACGCCATCTGGCCCTCAATGAAGCGGATGCGGGCCAGAAGATCGGCCGCATTGCCATAGGTCAGGCGGCGACCATCGTATTCCACCACCAGCGCACCGGCAGCATAGGCGCGACGCAGCGCATCGAGTTCAGCTTGCGAGAAGGACATCAGAGCCATTTTCCACGTCGGGGCCCCAGCCAGCCGGTGGGCCGCTTCGGGGCAGATTGCGGTTGCGGCCGGTCGGGTTGACCGGCCGGGGTGGTTGCCGGGCGCGCAGGCCCGATCTGTTCTTCCAGCGCTTCCCAGCGCGCGTTGTCCCAGCGATCGATCCCCATCAGCCAGGCGGCTGCGCGGGCATAGACCCGGCAATCGAGGGCCTCGTTCCTCTCCCGGGTCTGTTCCCATTCCAGCTTCTGATAGCCGGTGCGAGTCTTGCGGGTGACGAGCTGCTCGGAGGTCAACTGCTTCACCCATTCGGCCGTGGTGCCTTTTGGGATGTGCACAAAGCCCGCAGGCCAGTCCGCCCCTGAGGCCCGTTCCTCGTCGGTCGGCGCGGCGAGGCGCAGAAAGCGATAAGTCTCGGCCTTAAACACGGCTCCGGCGACCTTCCACAGCCGGACACCGCGGCGGAGCTTCCGGCCGCCTTCGGTGGTTTCGACATAGGTCGGGCCGTCGACTGGGGTGGAGCGATCAAACCCGGCCACGCCCTTGATTGCGATCACCTGCCCGTGGCCCGCCTGCCGGACCCAGGCATAGACGGCATCAGTTGTGGCGCCGTCGCCGGAGTCGATCGCCACCCGCGCCAGCGCCATCCGGGCGCTGGAGGCGTGTTCCCATGTCATCCCGAGAAACTCGTTCAGATCGGCCCAGACCTCGGCCCGGGCGGTGTCGCCTTCCAGAACCACATGATCGACGAGCCAGGAGCGCAAGTTTCGGCCCCAACCCCAGACGTCAATCTCGATCCGGTCGCGCTGGACGTCGATCCCGGCCGTCAGGATCAGCACGCCCGCAGGCGCCCGGCCCAACTGCCAATCCTCGCGTCGCTCGTAGAGGCGCTGCCAATCCGGCGAACGGTTCGAACGCCTGCTGGCCGCCAAGATCGGTGCCAATCGCACGCCCAAGGCCATCAAGTCGATCCTGACCGCCCCCGGTTTCGAGACTGCCGAGGGGCGGCTGGTTGCCGAGATCGACACCTGCGAGCCGGACGCCCCGGCAGAACCGGCAGCGCCCCCGAAGGCGCCGGAACCGACCATCGAACCGGCGCCTATCGTCGAACCGGCCCCTGATGTCGAACAGGCCAGTGAGCCCGCCGCCGCACCCAGCGCCCCGCGTCGCCGCCGGGATGCCAACATCGAGGCCAAGGCCCGTAAGGGTGAATTGCCTCCGCCGCCCGACTTCTCCGCCCCGACCCATGCCCGCTTCCGTGCCAAGCTGGCCGCGCTGGTGGAGCTGGCCGGGAAGGCCGATGCACCCGGCCTGCGCGCCATCCCGATCAATCCGGTTTCGTCCAGCCCAAAGGCGCTGGCCCGCTACCGCGACCTCGCGGTGCTCGCGATCGAAGCCCGGGAGGGCCGGGCATGAAGATTATCCGCAGCTTCGAGCCCGGCGACCGCTATCGCTACGACTTCGACCTTTGCTCCTGCGCCCGGGGATGGGCGCAGGTTGATACCGCCCAAGACGCCTCGTGGTTCGGCACATGGGCTTCACCCGCCGATCGGACGATCCTCAACTTCGCCGAAGGCGATGTCACCCGCACCATCTGCGACACCGACGCGGAGTTCGCCGCCGCCCTGCGCGAGATCGATCGCTGGAACCGGGATCACGGCTACGGCCCGGCCCGGATCGATCCCGGCTTCGATCCGGCGCTGAAGGCGGCGTTCGAGGCGAAGGGGCTGGTGGATATGCTGCACTAGTGTGAACCAGCACAACTTAACAGGCTGGCGTCTGTGGGCCTAAATGTCGCCAAAGAGAGCAGAAAAGTCGACCGCCTCCGGGGCGCGCCGCGCTAGAAACAATCCTCTGAACGATCGATCTGCGAGCACTGGCTCCAAAACGTCGCACATCGCTCGAAAGTGGCTGCCAGTTGTCAGTACATCATCGCAGATCACGACTTTCGCTTTCACTCCGGCCAGTAAGTGGTCCTCGATCGAATATCCGGCGGCAAGCTCGGCTGGACTTGGCCTAACCTCGCCATCGTGGGCGGCCGGTCCACTGCAATCTTGGGTCACTAACTCGCGTACGTCTAGTTCGTATCCGTTTGACGACTGCACCAGAGCGCTGAGTTGCATCAGCATGCTAAGCATTCGGTCATCGTAAAGGGGATCACTTTTCGCTTTCGATGGTGGCACTGGGACAAACGTCATTCCTGACAGGTCACTGCCACTGAGAGCATTATGAAGAGCGCGAGCGGCCTTAGAAATATTCACCGCCTTGTAAGCCCACTGCGGCGAACCCTTCCGATCCATCGGCTTCTTGAAGTTGATGATCAGATTATTGGTAGCACTATGGGAAAAGCCCTTTCGGGCCGTGTACTCGCCTAAGAAAAAGACTTTGTCTTCTTCTCTAAGCAGGTGGTGATCGCCGCGCGTTAGCGCGTCGATCTTAGTGAGCCGTTGCGGGAAGGAGCGCTGTTCGGATGTCATCGTAGTCTCGAACGCGTATCGCGCCTTTTTCGGCGAAGCTGTGGGGCCATTTCAGTTTCGGGTCTTGGAAACAGCTTTCCAGAATGAAAAGTTTCCTGTTCTGTTTCAGAGCAGCCCGCGCTTGAACAAGTGTTCCAGAGGTCTCTCCCGCCTCGACGATGATTGTCGCATCGGTAAGTGCCGACATTGTGACATTCCGTGCCGGGAAGAAATGGCTGTTAGCTGCTGGATTCCGCGAAACGTCATATCGCTTGACCGGAACTTGGCTGATGAGGAGATGATTTTTTGCTATCTCTCTCTGCAGTTCGGCATTTTCCTTGGGGTAGATATGGGAAATCGGCGTACCCAAGACAGCGATCGTTCGGCCGCCCTCGCGGATAGCAGCGTCATGCGCCACCGCATCGATCCCTTTGGCAAGACCCGATACGATCGTGAAGTCATCACCTAGCAATGCGCGAACCAGTTTTCGAGTGCGCTTTTTCCCCTCCTCAGAGGGGCTGCGGGTTCCCACTACCGCCACTGACCGAGGTGAGTTCACCAAGTCCCACCAGCCTTGATAGTATAGCAACTCGACTGGATACTCGGCATCTCGCAGCCGATCAGGATACTCGCCAGCTCCGTGTACTCGAACACCGTAGCTTCCTATGCCTGCCTCTTTGAGCCTGCGATGGACCAGATTTGCATATTCAATTGCGGTTGCGGGCTCGACAAAATCGGACGGCACTGATCCAGGCAACGATGCAAAGCGTTCGGCTATCGATTTGAAGCTAGCCAGATCACGATCCCACAATGCCTCGTACGCCCCCAGTTCGACGAACGGAGAGATAGCGCGTTGTGCAAAGTCAGGCGATCCAAAATCCAGTTGTGCCATTTCTCCCCGCTTCGGTGGGTTCTCCCACTCTAAATTTGGAACGGAACAGGAACACTACAAGTGTTCGATCCGCTTGTCCATCGATAATCCCGGCTGCCGCGCTTCTCAACCGCCTTCTGATCTCTGGGCCGATTTCCTCTGCCTCACCAGTCATCCCCTCGCCATCGGCGCCACGTTCCAGAACAGCACCCGCCCCGGGCCGCGCTTGGCGAGGCACATCTCCCAAGCCTTCGCGTCATAGTGCAGATCGGCCGGGAAGGGCGCGGCCAGCGCGGCGCGGTCGCTGAACTTGCGGGGATGGACGTGTATCGTGGCTCCGGCGACCTCGCGCGGGGTGAGGTCGCGGCCGATCTGGACGACGTGGCGGCGGGCTTTCGGCCAGGCGGCAGCGAGTCCGCGGGCGAGAACGCCGGACCCGGCGGCGCACCAAACCTCTTCGGGATCGAAACCGGACAGGCGGGCGGCAGTGGCGATCGCCTCGACCGCGCCTGGGATTTCTGCGCCGAAGGGGATCAGGCTGGCGCCGGTGTTGCGGCAGTATTCCCGGGCGCGGGATTGCACGACCGACAGATAGCCCGGGCTGATCGGCACGACCTTGGCGCCGAGACGGGCGGCCTCAAGCGTGCGGGGATGCGGCCGGGTGCGGGCGGCGACGAAGATCGTGGCGCGTTTGCCGAGGTGCCGGGCGACGGTGGCGATTGCGGTCTGGGCGCCGCCCTCGGGAGGGCTGGCATAGACCGCTTCCTGCACCCCGTCGAAGACCTGCGCGATGAAGCGGGCCTTGGTGCCGCCGGGGAAGAAATCGTCGCGGACAACGGCAATGCCGTGGTGCATCTCAAGGATCGGGGCGGTCATTGGTCGTCCTCCGGGTCGGTTTCGTCCGTGCCGTCGTCCGGCCCTTCGATCTCGCCGAACTCCACCGGCCCGCAGGCTTCGGTCGCCTTGCGGGGATCGCCCTTGCAGAACACCAGCACGTTCTGGTGGGTCCGGCCGAGCTTGCGGGCGGCTGTGAACTGGCGGCCAACGCGGATCGGCAGCGAGCCAACGGCGGTAACGAGGATCGCGTCGTTGTAGAACCGGGCGCCCGCGGCCTCGAAGGCTTCGACCGTCAGGCCGGGCAGGTTGACGAAGAACCCGTCTGCATCGCGGACATCTCCGATCACCCAGACGGCGAAGCGGTTCGGCCGCAGGCGGGCGACGGCCTGGGCGATGATCTCGCCCTGCGCCTTCAGGAAGTCGGTCAGGGGCATAGTGGAAAGGTCCGAGGGGTCATCGGAATAGCGTTCAAGGTTCCAGTAGGGCGGGCAGCTGAACACCAGATCGGCCTCGATGCCAGCGGCCAGCCGCGCGAGATCGCGGGAATCCCCGGCGATCCAGCGCGGGGTCGGGTCGCCCGCCAGATCTGCCTGCGCCTGGTTCGCGGCCACCTGTTCGGCGCGCAGTTCGATCCCAACGTAAGGCCGCCCGAGTCGGGCCGCGACGATGCCGCGCACCGAGCCACCGGCGAAGGGGTCCAGTACCGTGCCGCCCGGCGGGCAGAACCAGCGATAGGCGATCTCGCAGAGGACGGGGTCGAAGATCGACGTGCCCGAGGCCGTGGGGGCATCCGAGGCGGCGTAATGGTCGGCCAAGAATTCCTCGGTGGTCAGTTCCCGGCCTAGCTCGGCCTCCTTGGCGCGCTTCTTGGCGTAGAAGGACGGATCGCCCGAAGTGTGCGACGGCATGAGCACCCCGCCATTCTGTGGGGCGGCCGGTTGCGGGGTGGGCCAAGCGCCGACGACATGCTCGCCGCGCATCAGGTCTTGGCCGAAGGTGCGGGCGGGGCCTTTAGCCATGGGCGGCCTCCTTCCGGGTGCGCTTGCCCTCCTTGTGGCGATAGTGGTCGATGTCCTTGTGGATCGGGGCCGGGTCGGCCGTGCCCATGCCGGGGACGGCGGGGAAGGATTTCTCGCGCGTCCAGCCGCGATCGAGGGGGCGGGGCGCGCCGCCGGGGGCAGCGCCACGGCCGAGTTCGGAGCGGATACCCAGATCCAGCCAGGCGCGCTTTCGATCCTGCCACCAGCCCTTGCGGGCCTCGAAGACCGAGAAGGGCGGGATGCCGAAACGTTCTGCCAGGTTTGCCGAGGGGGCAGGGGCAGGGGAACTACCGCCGCCTTGGCTGCCGTCACCGTCGGCATCGCCGTCACCGCCGCCCATGCCGAAGCCTTCAAACCCGGCCATGATTTCGTCCAGTTCGGTCTCGTCGAAGCCGATCAGGTCCAGATCGAAATCCGCCTCGCGCAGCGCCGCCAGTTCCGACCGCAGGAGATCGTCGTCCCACCCGGCATTCTCGGCGATGCGGTTGTCGGCGATCACCAGTGCCCGGCGCTGGGCTTCGGTCAGATGGTCCAGCACGATCACCGGCACTTCGGTCAGGCCCAGCGCCTTGGCAGCAATCAGACGTCCGTGACCCGCGATGATCACCTCGTCCTCGCCGATCAGGATCGGATTGGTGAAGCCGAACTCTGCGATCGAGGCCGCGATCTGGGCGATCTGATCCTCGCTGTGGGTCCGGGCGTTGCGGATATAGGGGACCAGCCGGTCAACCGGGAGCATGTCGATCTGAAGCACGGGGCGGGGCCTTTCGAAGAGGGCGGCGGCAAGGTGCGGCCTCAGGTGCGCACCCGCGCACCCAAAGCGCGCACCCAGGGCGCGGACCCAGATTTTTGTTCTGTCACTAGCGGTTAGTCGCGCCTAGGCCCCCCGCATACGTCTCCCTTCCGGGAGAACCTAACGCGGGGGGCCTGCCGGGAGCGGCGGCGGGAGCAGGGGTGACGGGGGTGGGGCCGAAGCTTCGCGCTTCCGACACCCTTCGCCATCTTGCCTTCTTTATGCGTCAAAACCCGGGAAAGTGTCGCGCCCGAAGTTCGACGGATCGGGCCGGTTGTCAGAGGTCGCCGCGCCGCTTTCGCGCGGTTGATTGCGGGTGATTGCGGTGAGGGGTTTTGCGCCCTTGCCTTTGCCCTTTGTTTTATCGAGCTTTTCCAGCTTCTTCGAGATGGTCAGAAGGGCGGCCACCCAGCGGCGCCAGGCGGTCGATCGCACCACTCCGGCGCGAATGCAGACCTGCCGCCAGCGGGCGCCTTCGGCCCGGAGCCACACGATCCGGGCATCCTCGGGGTTCAGCATCAAAAGCCAGTCGAAGCATTCCTCCATCCGGCTGATCGCGGCAGCGCTGCGGCGCGACATCGTCCCCAAGTGGTGCCCGTTCCTGTTCCCCGGCGACGTCCCCGACCAGCCTGTGGGCGATCCCAAGCGCTTCTGGCCGAAGATGCAGAAGGTGGCCCAGATCCCCGACGTACGCATCCACGACCTGCGGCACACCTTCGCGTCCTTGCTGGTCTCCGGCGGCGCCTCGCTGGAAATGATCGGCCGCCTCCTCGGCCATACTCAGATCGGCACGACCCAGCGCTACGCCCACTTGATCGACGCCCCCCTGCGCGCTGGGGTCAACGCCGTGGGTGAGATGCTGAAGCCGAGGCTCAGACTGGTAGGGGAGGATGAAACCGCCAGTACCCGGTCGAACGTCGCTTGA